ACCTGCCTTCACGAACCGCATAGCCTCATCCAGGTGCGGACCCCGCCGGTCGGCCGGTGCCTGAGCGAACAGTCTCAGGATTTCACGCTGCACCGCTGGGTCCGCCGCATTCCATCTCAGGATCTCCGTTCCGCTCTGGTGCAGCCCGGCTGACACGCGGCTCGCGACTTGAGTGTTGGTCTGGTTGAAGGCGGTGGCGATGTAGAGCCGCCCGCGATCGGAGCGGGTGAGCGAGATGCCCACCAACTCGTAGTGGTCCTTGGCCCAGCGCATGACATTGAGTGCCTCGGGCTTGCCCTGGTTCATCTTGATGTAGGCGAACGAGGGCTTCTCCAGGACGCGCCTGATGTGCGCCGCGACCTTCTCGGGTGAGTCGAGCAGGGGGATGAAGCGGGGCTCCTGCTCCTTCAATTCGCGCTTGGCTGCGATGTGGGCGAGGTTGGCCGTGTACTCGGCCTCCGGCAAGCGGGTCCAGGCAAGGTGCGGGGTGGGAGCGAAAACGCCCGTCGCCTCCTTCCTGGACGCTGGCGATCCGCCGGCTGCGGCTGGCACCTCCGGTGCCTTGAGGCCAGGGATGGAGAGGGTCTTGCGGGGGGGCAAGCCGGAGGGCTCGCGGGCGGCAAGCCGTCTCGGCTGCGGCGCCAGAGCGGCACGCAGGGCATCCACCATGAACTGCGCATCCTCCGGGTCCGAGAACCGGTCGCGGTAGGTGCGGATTGCCTCCGCCGTGATGGCCTTGGAGTCGAGCCCGTTGTCCTCGATCACTGCCGCCGCCTTGCGCATCACGGCGAGTGCCGCATTGGCGCGGGCATCCACGTAGCCGTGCGGCAGCGGCAGGTCCGCAAGGAAGCGCTGGATGATGGCCGCCACCTCGGTCGGGTTCTGCTCCATGTCCTGGAACGTCCGCGCCAGACGATAGAGCGCGTCGGCGTCCTCGTAGACGGTATCGACATTGACGACGGCCTCTGCGGCGAGCGCCTCCCGCTCGGCATCGAGGGCATCGGCTCGCGCGCCCGTCGCCCGCTCCGCTTCCCGGAACAGGCGCTGGAAGCGCTCCGCCCTGGCCCTGCCCTCGGGGCCGCCGCCGAAGGATGCCACCAAGTCATCAAACTCGCGCGTCCGCACGTCCTCTGCGGCCTGGGCAAGCGCGTTGGCGGATGGGGGGCCAACCTCGCCGCGCGCAATTCTTGCAATCGCGCCTTCCTCGTAGAGGCTCCGGGGGGGCTGCGGCTCGGTATACCCCTCTATCACATCGTCAAGGATGCCGGCCGCCTTCCGGCCCTCCGGCCCCATCTCATACGAAACGCGAGCGCGCTCCAGCTCCATCGCCTCGCGCATATCGGGAGGCATAGAGCGGTCATTGTTCAGCCGGCCGCTCAGAATGTCGTACTGCGTCGACAGGTCCCCGCCGGCCTTGGCGATCTCGTATTGCCGCCCCATCAGCTTGCGGAATTCAGCCTCCTCCGGGAGCGAGCCATACTTGCCGGTGCGGGCTATCCCCGACGGCTCCCGCGCAAACAGCCTCTGCCCGAACCGGGAGACGTGGTCCTTGATCCTCTGCGGGAGCGGGAAGGCGTGGAACAGCACGGGACCGCCGCCTCCGCCAGCCGCCTTCCTCTTGTCGATCTCGGCCTTTGCCTCGGCCTCGGCTGCCGCCTTGGCCTGCGCCTCCACGTCTGCGCGCGAGGTGCCCTCGGCCACGATGCCGTCGGCGACCTCGAACTTCCAGCGCTCGCGCGTAACGCCGCGCACCGTCTCCTGCTCGGAGTAGATGGTGCCCGCCATGCGGTCGTAGACCGCGTCCGTCTCCGCCTTGAGCGCCGCATCCCAGTCCGCCGACTTCAGCATGAAGGTGTCGCGCCCCGTCGCCGACTTGAGCGGCAGGCGCTCCACCTTCGGCTCGAGCCCGTCGGCCGTGATCGCCGCCTTCACCGCGGCCTTGTCCGTGTCGGAGAGGTCCGCGAAGTCCCTTGCGAAGCGCTCGCGCGCGTAGGCGTCCTGCAGGAGGGCGGTCAACTCCTCGGCATAGACCTTGGGATAGATGCCATCGTAGCTCCCGCGCATGCCCTCCGGGGTGCCCCAGCCGCGCTCGACGAGCACCTGGGCCGGGATGACGGCGATCATGTCGGCGTTCGCGCCCGCCGCATGGTTGATGTGCTGGCGCACGAGCAGGCGGACGGAGGCGTCGGTGGTGTTGACCATGGGGTGGCCGGGACGGGCGCCCTTGGCCTGGCGCAGCTCGCCCTCCAGCACGTCGGACTTGCGGGTGGCGCGCTCCAGGCGCGTCACCATCAAGGCGACGTTGTCGGCCAGCCCCGCAAGCTCGCCGATCTTCGCACTGTCGCCGGCCCGGTTGGCCCGCCTCCACTCCGCCTCGAACCGCTCGACGCGCTGGAGCGCCCGGTCGAACTCCGTGCCGGCCCGCGACGGCGCCAGGCCCATCTTGTCAAGCTGGGCATTGACGCCTTCGGCGACCTTGTCGCGCTTGGTGTTCTCCTCGGCGAGGCGCTGCTCCAGGTCCGCGATCCTTCTGGGGTCGCGCACGCCGGCCGGCAATTCCCCGCGCCGGCGGGCGGCGTCGATGTCCCGGGACACCGCGGCCTTCTGGTCCTTGCCGAGGGCCTTCCACGCCCTGTTGAAGAGACGCCTCGCCACAGTCTCGCGCGTCTCGTCGCGGACCTTCTGCGCCTCCTGCGCCTGCACCTCCTCGGCTACGTCCACCACCTTGCCGTCATCGGTGCGGGCGAAGAACCCGCGCACCTGGCCCAGCTCGTTGGGCTCCTCGCCGAAGTGGGTGTCCTTCCACTCGCCCGCCTCCAACTCGCGCTTGAGCGCCTCGTAGCGGAAGGACAGCCACTGCTGGCGCTGGCCCGGGTGGGCCTTGCGCAGGCGGTCGCGCACCGCCTGCTCGGCCTCCGCCATGTCGGCAACGGAGAACTCGCCGCGGGTGTCCCTGAACTGCACCAGGAGGGTGCCGTCCCCTTGCGGAGAGATTTCCGCGACCTCGACGCCATCGGGCGTGACAGCGGAGGTGGCGCTCGGGTCGGACGGCGATTCCCTGAACTCCACGGTGAGCGCCGGCGGCCGCCCAGGCCTGCGCCGCGCCGCATCGAGGGCCGCAAACTCGCGCTGGATGGCCTGCATCTCCGCCACGATCTCCCGCCCGCGCGGGTGCACCTGCCCCGGTGCCAGGCCCGGGACCAGCTCCCATGCGGTGGGATCGCCGGGGGAGAGGGATTCCCCGGGGGTGGACCACTGCGCCGGGGCGCGGGCGCCTGCGGGGACCTCGGGCGGAGCCTCGTACTGCACATCGACCCGGGCGCCGCGGCGGCCGGCGTAGGCCCGCAGATCGGCGCGCGCATCGCTCTCGGCATCGAAGGGACCCGCCAGCACCGTGGTGGAGCCGTCGTCCTCGATGCGCACCACGTTCCAGGTGCCGGGGCGGCCCGCATAGAGGCTCTGCCCCATCGCCACCCGGTTGTCGTCGAGGTGGCGGAGCACCTCGGCCCTGGTCACCTGCCGGGCCGGCGCCGCGGAAGCGGCGCCTTTCTTCGCTTCGGCGAGGGCCGCCTTGCGCTCCTGGGTGAGCCGCTGCAGCTCGGCCACCACCTCCGCCTTGCGGGCGCCTGCCGCCGTGCGTACCTCAGCCTGCAGCGCCTTGAATCGCGCCTGCGCGTCCTGCGACAAGGCAACGGCCGGCCTTCCCTGCGCCGCCTCGGCGAGGTATTCCCGCATGGGGCGGCCCAGCAGCATCAGGTCCAGCCCCGCCGCCTCGATCTCCGCCTGCTTGACGCCCGCCTCGGTGAGGCGCTCCAGCCACCGCTCCGGGGTGTCTGAGGCCTCCGCCGCGCCCTCCACCGCCTCCCTCAGCCGGGAGTACATGTTGAGCCCGTCCAGCACGCGGCGCTGCAGCACGCCCTGCTGGCGCGCCGCGTCCCAGCCGGGAACCAGGCGGGCGGTGGTGCGGTAGCGCTCGGAACGGTACGCCGGAGAGGGGGCGCGCACCACCACCTCCTTCTGCCCCGCCGTGCGCAGGGACGGCTCCGCCCCCAGCGCGCGGGACATGTGGCCCTGGGCGCCGTCGAAATACTGGGTGAGGATGTGGCGGATCGGCCCCAGGTCCTCCGGGCGGATGGCGCCCAGGTAGGCCAGCTGGAGCATGTGCATCACAGCTTCTTGATCCAGGATGTCGGGCTCGGCGCCTGCGTAGTTGTCACGGATGCGCAGGCGTGCGACACTGTCCGGGACCTGTCGCGGCTCGAAGTGGACCGCGCTGTGGAAGAGCGCGTAAGGCATGTCGAGAACGCCGAGGCTATGAGCATGGCTGACAAGAAGAGCGCGCACCTCCTCCGCAAGCCGGTCCCAGATCTGGTGCCCAAGCTCGTGAAGGCGAACGCCACGGACGTAGTCGCCAAAGCTCCGGCTCGCGCGCAGCCACGATTCCCCTCCCAGCCCACGCCTGAGTACGTCGCCAAGCTGGCGGAGCGGATGGCTGCCGAAGGGCGGCTGCCCAGCGACGCCGAAGTCGCCCGCAGCCGGGAGGCGGGCCGCCGGCTGCTCGGCCACCTGATGCCCCCCAAAGATCAGGAGACCAACGTCTCCTGATTCCGGCGCATAGATGGCGCCGGAGTTCTTCGCCTGGTTCCACCACACCTCGATATCGAACGGCTGGCCGTCGAGGTCATTGAAGCGGATGCGCACGAGCGTGTCGGGCTCGCCGTCGCGCAGGCCCTCGCGCACCTTCACCATGAACTCGGGGATGCCGGCCCGCCCCAGGCCGCCGCTCTCCTCGGTGAAGCCCCAGGCCTCGTCGAGATCCCGCAGCAGCGCCAATTCGCGCTTGAGCGCCACGTCGAACCCGGGCGCGGCATCCTCGAAGAAGTACGTGCTGCCGACCGCAAGGCCTTCCAGGCGGCTGTCGATCTCGGCCTTCGCCTCGCTGTTGGTGCGCTCGATCGCGCTGCGGCGCGGGCCCGGCTCGCCGCCCGCTCCCGGTGCACCGTCACTAAGTGCACCGTCTCCTAGTGCACGGTCAGCCCCTTCTCGTCCCGGCTGTCCACGATCCCCTGCAGGACCACCTTCTCCAGCTCGTCCCTGCGGGCCTCCAGCAGCGCCCGCTCCTCGGGGCTCCAGGGCGGCCCCTTCTCCAGGAGCGCCCGTGCCTTCGCCACCTCGCCCGGGCTGAGCGGCGCCGGCACCCTCGCCGACGTCCTGCCCGCCGACGTCCTGCTCGCTGGCGGCTTGCTCGCGGGCAAGCCTTGCCTCGAGGGCGGCCCGGACCTCTTCCGCGCTCCGGGCTTGCGCGACGCCGTGCTTGACAAGGTCCGCCTCTACGCTGGCAACAGCCGGGGGCAATTTGCCCTCGGCCTCGGCCGGGAGCAAGCCCCGCGAGAAGCGCACGAACTCCCAGGCGGCCACCAGCCTGTCGATATCCTGCGGCGTGAGGGGCTCGGCCGCGGCCCCTCCCGTTGCAGCGGCACCCTCCGTCTCGGCGGCGCGGGCCGCCTCGGCGCGTTCCTGCTCCCTGGCCTGCGCCTCGGCTTCAGCCTCGGCCCGCCTGACGCGCAGGTTCTCCCGCGCCTGGTCGACCGCGGTGGCCGCGTCCTCGCCCTCCAGGATCAGCCGCACCGCCTCCTGGCGCACGTCGGGCGGCACGGGCTCCATGCGCCCGCCGGACGCACTCCGCTCCGCCTCGAAGCGCTCGAACCACTGCTCGGCCACCCGGCGCTGCGACTGCGCCAATTGCGCCTGCAGGTCGGCCTCCAATTCCTCCACCTGGCGCCGCACCTCAGCGCCCCGGGGCTCGTCGATGCCCCGGCCCGGCACCAGCGGCTCGGGCTCGTACGGCTTGAGGGCGGCGAGACCGTCCGTCTCGAGCGCGGTGCGGATGCGCTCGGCAAAGCGCCTGCCCGCTGCGGTGCGCTCGCGCTGGCGCAGGCGCGGAGCGAGGCCGGACGTGGCCGCCTCCAATTCCCGCGCCGCCTCGGTGAGCCAGTCCCGGACCGGCCCCGGACGGGACGCCAGCGCCTCCAGCACCGCCTGCACCGTCGCCGACTGCAGCTCGCGGTCCGCGCTGGGATCGAGGCGGATGACGTTGCCCAGGGATTCGATGCGGGGCGCCTCCCGCACCAGCAGCGCGAAGATGCGCCGGTCACCCTTGAGGTGAGCGATGGCCCGGTCGAGGACCTGGGCGCGCCCGGGGATGAGGGCCCGGCCGGGATCGCCCCCCAGCATGATCTCCTGCACCCACGCCCGGGGGCCCTGCACCAGGTCGGCGATCATGGCCCGCACTTGGCCTTCATTGGTTGGCCGGGCCTTGGCCATCACGTCGGCGATGGGGCCGTGCTGGGCCTTGTCCTGCACCAGGCGGCCGAGGATGGCGGCATGGTTGGGATCGATCTCACCCGCCAGCACCCGGGCCCAGGCATCGTCGGAGAGCTTCGCCAGCGCCATCGCCTGCCGCACGGCATGGCCGGTGCGCGGGATCGACGCGTCCATGATCTGAGGATTGGAGCGGATGATGGTCGCCAATTCGATGGGATCGTTGACGCGGCCTTCCTGGATGTTCTTCTTGGCCGCCCGTGCGCGCACGTCGGCAATGGTCCACCCGTCCGCCTCCCGGAACACCTCCGCCCAGATGTCGATGCCCTCGGCTGGGGCGCGGCCCTGCTGCTCGAGCCGGTGCGCGAGGCGGAGGCGGTTGTGGCCCTCGGCCACCACCATCTCGCCCCGCACCTCCTCGGGGCGGGCCGGGACCAGCACCTCGGCGATGGGCTTGCCGAGCTCGATGCGCGCGCCGCCGTCGAGACGGCTCACCGGCACCATGTTGAGGGCCGGCTCGCTGCGGTAGGTCACCTCGCTGCCCGGCACGATTCTGCGGTCGGCCGCCTGGCGGACCGCAATCCTGTCGGCGGTGGAGCCGAGCGACAGGCGGCGCCCCTCGCCCATCGCGCCCTTGAGCTTCTCGGCGTCGTCGATGGAGACGTAGAGAATCGGCTGCTCGGAGCGCGCGCCGCCGGCCAGGGTGGCGTGGCCCTCCTCGTCGATGCGGAACTCACCGTCGGCGGTACGGAAGCCCGGCTGCCTCGATACCGCTTCCCGCTCGGCACCCGTGGTGACCTCTGTGATCTTGTTGCCGAGGTGGATGCGACGGTACGCATCGCGGCCATAGACCGTCTCCTTGCGCCACAGCTCGACCGGCGACAGGCCGACGCGGGGCTCGGTCGTAACGGGGATGTTGCGCGCAGAAGGCGCGATGCCCCAGCGCGCATCGGCGTTGACCCGTGTCGCGACCGACAGGGTCCCGTCGCCGTGATCGACGATGCGGGCTTCGCCGCCCCCGTCCGGCAGCGCCAGACGCTGCGCCTCAGATTCCTCGATGTAGTAGGTGCGCTCTGTGCGCGGCTGCGGCCCCTGCTGGCCCTCATGGCCTGGATCGGAACGAGCCGCCTTGTCCCGTGTCGTCGTGCCGTCGGCGTGCACCTCGTAGGTGGAGCCGCGCGCGGTCCTGAAGCGGATGCCTCCGGTAGCCGATCCCACCGGCCGCCGCTCGAACACGTAGAACCCGTGGTCTGCCGCGAACGCGTCCCAGGCCGCCGCACCGGCGAGGGTGTCGTCCCGGCTGCGGTTGGGCGGGAACGCGGCATCGTCGAAGCCGATGTCGCGCGTGTCGAGAAGGCGCGCGCGCACCCGCTTGCCGTCGACGATGTAGTCGGCCCGGGCCGAGGGCTGGTCGCCAAGGTCGCCGTGCCCCACCCTCACCGGCATCACCGGGTCCGGGGCGGCCGGTGGCGGATCATTGGCGGGATCCACGGCGTTGCGCAGGGCCTGCACCTGCGCCTCCAGCCGGTCGGCCTCATCCATGAAGGGGGAATCGGTGGCCTCCAGGGCCTCCTGCCGCTCCGCCGTCTGGCGGGCGCCGCGCATGTCGGGCCGGTCGGCCAATTCCCGATCGGCGTCGAGCAGCTCCTTCTGCGCGGCAACGTCGCCCTGCTGTGCCCGGCGGATCAGGTCGCCCTCGGGGCCCTGCATGCGGCGGGCCGCGTCATCGAGGCGTGCCTCGGCCTCGTCGTAGGACTGCGGCGGCGGGCGCTGGGGGCGCTCCGGCGGAGCGGCCGGGAGGTCCGTCTGCTGCTCTTGCCCGGCCGGCGGGCGCGTGGCGGGCCGCTCACGGGGCGCCCGGGCGGCATAGTCCTTGACGAACGCCGCCCGTGCGGCCTTGCTCAAGCCGTCGTAGTACTCGAGCGCCTCGCCGGCCTCGCGCCCCGTCTCCACGATGTAGCGCGCGAGCGCCGTGACATGGGTGGCGGGGAGGTTGAGCGCCTGCCCCTCCTCCGCAACGTAGTCCTCCAATTCGGCGCGTGCCGCCGCCATGAGGTCGGCGTCCTCGGCTGCATCCGCTCCCGCGCCCTCGGGAAGGCGGGCGCCTGTGCCGCCGGACTCGGCCGCCTGTGCGGCGCCTTCGGTACGGCGTCCCGCCGTGCCGGCCGCCTCCTCGCCGGTGGGGAGCCGTGCGCCGGCCGCTTCCTCGCCTGTCCTGGCCTCCGCACCCGCCCGGCCAGCCTCGCCTGCAGCACCGACCCGTGCCCCCGTCGGCTGGTCCGGTGCGCGATACCGGTAGGCGGTGACCTGCCCCTTCTCATCGATGTCCGGCGCGAACGTGCGGCCGCGGGCATCGGCCCAGGCCTCCGCACCGCGGGCCGCCGGCCGCTCCCAGCCCTCCACCAGCCCGCGCTCATTGAGCAGGGGCACCTGCCCCAAGGCAGGACGTAGCAGGCGCGTGCCGCCGCGGATGCCCACGTCAGCCGCGAAGCCGAACCCGAACGCGGCAGCCAGGTTGAACGCCGCCGGTGACAGGCCGTACTCCAGGCCCGCCTCCCGCCGCCAGGCCTGCACGGCCGGCTGGATGGCCAGTTCCGAGGCGGCGTTGACCGCGCCGGTCTTGACGCCCATCCACAAGAGCTGCCGGGCGCCGAGGCCCACACGGCCCCAGGGTCCGGCAGCAAGGGACAGCAGGTTGATGGGGTCGTAGAAGGAGCCAAAGATGCCGCCGGAGAGGGAGGCTGTCCAGGTGGGGAGCACTCCACCGTAGCGCAGCTGCGCCTCGTTGGCGCGCTCCTCCGCAGCGCGGGCGCGCTCGCGGGCGTCCTCCTGCACGGAGCGGTCGAGGCGGAAGACATCCCGCCGTTCCGGGTGCTTCTGGGCCAATTCGTGCAGACGGCGGTCGAAGTCGGCCTGAGGGTCGAACCCGAGGTGCTCCATGGCCGCCTCGATGGAGACGGGCTGAAGACCCCTGACGCGGAACGGGTTGACGAGCCCGTGATCCTTGATGCCGGCCCGCTCGATGCCATCGATACGGTCATCGTACGCCCGCTCCAGCGCCACCTGCCGGGCGTTGGAGTTGTCCACCTCCCGCATGGAGTTGAAGGAGGCCTGGGCGGTCTCCCACCATCCCGTGGGGCCGCCGCCCAGCGCCACCGAGTTGTCGGTGGTGAAGGGTGTCTCGCCGATGTCGAGCATGAGGTTAGGCTTATCCCGATCGTCCGTGCGGACGCTTGAGAGGGCTGGGATCAGTCGTCTTCAAAGGGGAACCGCGCTTGCGCAGCCAAATCGATGGGCACCGTCACGACATTCGCGTTGCGGCGCCGCGGCGCCGCCGCCTTGATGCGACTGGCGGGTGACGTTGGGTCGATCGCGTAGTAGTCGTTCTGCGGCGATCCTGGGGTCCGATAGGCGTTGAAGGTTTGCGTATCCGCATTGTTGCGTACGGTCAGCTCGTTATAGAGCGCGACGATGATCTCGCCCTCCCTGCGCTGCTTGTCCGTGAGCCCTGAGCGGAACGCTCCCCGACTATTGACGTACTGCGTCATCGCCGCCTGCAAAATGATGCGTGCACGCCAGGAGTACATGTTGAAGAATTCGCCCCTGTTCTCTCTGGCGAGAGCTTCGGCCTCCTCGGGGTCGCTGGCTTCGCTTTGGCGCTGGACCATTCCGCTGAGCGCGCGTCTCGCTTCCTCCAGGGACGCCGCCGACGCGACGGCATTGGCAGCCCTGCGGATCGCCCGCTCGTTGCCGGTGGTGTCGCCATCAGCCTCCCAAATGCGATCCGGAGGCACGACGGGGGCGGGACGGGCGGCAGTGCCGCCGTTGGACTCGGCGTTCCCCTCTGAACCCGCCGTCGTCGGCTCCGGCCTGCCAAAAACCCTCTCGTAGATGCTGCTGGCGGCCTCGCGCACACGGTCCACAACCCCAGGCCCTTCAGCGCGGCTCGCCTGCGCTGCCTCTCCACCAGCGGGTGCCGCACCACCCGCTCCGCCCGTCGGCGGCTGCTCGTACACCCACTCCGGCGTGGCGCGTCCCGACGCCACCGCCCCGATGCGCCTTGTGGGCCGCAGGCGTCGCGTATCGGCTGCCGTGCCTTGCGGTCCGGTGACCGCTTGACGGTCCACCCGGCGCCCGAGAACGCTTTCCGGCGAGCGCACAACCGGCACCGGCTCCACGTAGCCGCGGTAGATCTCGGGGATGCGCTGACGCAGGGTCGGCTCCAGCTGATTGAGATCCAGCATGTACCTTCCGCCCCGCGAATCCATCACCCAGCGCGCCTGCCCACCGAGCGTCGGATCGCCCTGCGCCAGCGCGTAGCGGCCGCTGCCGACGTAGACGAGGGTGGCCTGCCTGAGATCCCGGTCGGAAATGTAGCGCCCGTCCCCGGTCACCGGACCAAAGCCCACATCGTCAATAAGGTCCTCGGGCCGCAGCACATCGAGGATGCGCGGGATCGCATCCTGGCGCATGTTGGAGGGCACGGGCACGGGGAGTCCTGCATCGCCCCCGAACCAGCCCCGGCGCTGGTGGTAGAGCCCGCCGTAGGTGACGTTGCGCTCAGTCGACTGGCCCAGCACCTCCATGAGGCCCTGGCGCCAGATGACGGGATCGAACTGAGCCAGCCCGCGCTCGACCGCACGGCTCTGGTAGATGAGGTTCGCAGCCGCGACGGCTGCAGCCTGGGTCTGTGCCAATTCCTGGAACGCGCTTCCGAGCACGCTCGATGCGTCCCGCAGCTCCACCTCGGTCGGCTTGTACTGGTCCGCGAGCTTGCGGTAGTTCGGATCGCGCCTCGCCTCGATCTCGCGCGCAGCCCGCTCCACCGCCTCCATGCCGGCACCGTTGTTGCGCTGGGCGTTGGCGAACATCGAGCCGATGGCGGCCAATTCGGGATCGTTGGGGGCGATCTCCGCGAGCGCTGTACGCGCATCCGCCCCCCAGTTGCGCACGATCGAGCCCAGCACCTGCAGCATGGGCTCTCCGCCCTGGCGCAGGATGCCCTGGGCTGCCTGCACCTGCTCGGGGGAGAAGAACCGGGGCAAGCGTCCCAGGTACCGCCCGACGGTGCGCGCCGCCTCGGCATGGGCGCGCATGGAGGCGTCATCCTGGAACGAGAAGCCGCGCGAGAAATCCACACCCATCTGCTCGGCCGCGCCGACACGCTGCGCCCAGCCGTTCTGATCGCGCTCCACCTCGGCCCGTGCGGTGTTGACCAGGGAGCGCAGATGATCGAGGCGCTTCTTGTCGAGGTCGGTGGCGCCGCGGGTCTGCTGGTTGCGCTCCTCAGCCTGGACGATGGCGTCCATCTCGTCCGGCCGCAGCCGGCGCATGGCCTGCACGGTGGCGGCAAGGCCCGGCCTGCCCTGCGGGAAGCGCTCTGAGGGCGGTGACCCCACCAGGAACTCGAAGTTCTCGGTAAGCTGGGGGTCGTTGAAGGACTCCACCTGCTCGCGCACCTGGGCCACCAGGGGGGCCGGCGGAGGCACGCCGTCGCGGGCGTTGGCCTCCCAGGTCTGGAACTGCTGCTGGATGCTGGTGCGAATCTGCGCCCGCCGGGCCTGCACCGCGTTGGCGAACGCCCGGGCCTGGGGACCGGTGGTGGCGGTGAAGGCGCTGTCGCGCACCCCTTCCCCACGCTCCTCGGCGTCGAGCTGGGCCTGCACCCACTCCGGGCCGCCGACGCGCATGGGAGGGCCCGGCAACGCACCTGCTGCAGCGGGGTCGGCCGCATACCCCGCATCGGCCGAGCGGTCCTCTATCGGTCCGGAAGGCCCTTGCGGGCCGCCCAGCGCCGCCCGCCGGCCGGCTGCTGCCGGGGCGTTGGCAGCGCTTGCCGGACGCGCCCCGGCATCCGCCAGCACCCGCTCGGCAAGCGCCAGACGATCGGCGAACCCATGGCCGGACTCGGGATTGCCGCGCGTCCAGCCGGCCGGGCGGTGGTAGCCGATGGCCGCGGCCGTCGCGCCGCGGATGTCCTCGGCAGACCGCACGCCCGTGCCTGCCCGAGCCTCCGGCCCCTGCATCTCGTCCCACGCGAAGGCCAGCTGCGTCTGCAGGGGGATCAGCCGCCCGAGGCTGCGCACGTAGCCCACGTCGCGCAGGTCGCCCTCGGGGATCTCGATGCCCTGCCCCCTTGCAAACGCGATGAGCGCGGGGAGGCGGTCGTTCCACTGGCCGATGCCGAAGGAATGGGGGGAATTGGGCGAGTTGCGCCGGTTGTCGTTGGGATTGACGAGGTCGGCCCGACCGCCGCCCTCCCACGCCATGTTGCCGGCGACAGCTGCGGCCTGGTGGGGCTGCAGACCCCGGCCCACGAAGTAGTCGTAGACCTGCCGGCCGATGGCCATGCGTCCCTGCGAAGCCGGGACGCCTCCCTCCGACCCGTCGAGGATGCGCCCGCCCCGGTCCCGGAGCGGGCGCCGGTCCGGGACCACGTGGCCGATCACGGCCTCCGCGGCACGGTCGGCGTCCTGGCTGGTCTGGATGCCCTGCAGGAGGGCGGTGCGCGCCTCCTCCTCGAGCTGGCGCAGAAACTGGCGCCGCATGGCCGGGCGATCGGCCCGGTCCAGCGCTGAGGTGGCGATCTGAATTTCGCCCAGCCTGCGCGCATCGGCCAGCCGACCGGGGTCGGCGCGCACCTCGGCCAAGCGTTCCTGCAGGCTGGTAAGGACGCTGTCGTGATTGAAACGGCGCTCCTCGTCCTGCTGGAACCGGTTGGCCCGCGAGTGATACGTCTCGCCGGCCCGCTGCAGACCGATGCTCAGGCGCGTGACAGCACGCTCCGACAGCCCGTCGCGACGGGCCTGGTCGACGACACCGTCGGCGCCCTGGTCGTAGGACCGGCGCCAGTTCTCAGCAAAGCCGCGGCCGCCCTCCGCCATTTCGCGCCGCTGCTCTTCCAGGAGGCGCTCCTGCTCGCGCCCGTACAGCAGCACGCGCTTCTCGATCTCGAGCGCCTCGCGCTGGTCCTCCTCCTCCTTGCTCTTCTGCGCCAGCGTCGCGCCGAAACGCACGGCGGCCCGGCCCGCCTCCTGCATGCCTTCCCCGACCGCGCTCGTATCGACGCGGGCGATGGGCCGGCCGGAGCGGGCGTCGGGGAGGGCACCGAGGCTGTCGCGGGTCGGAAGCTTGGGCACGTGTCACCAATGGCCGAAGCGGTGTGGAAGCGGGACGGGTGGACGCCCGAGCGAAGAGAACGCGGGGGGGGGACGGCCTCAGCCGTAGCTCACGGACGTGCGCCAAGGCCCGATGGCATCGGTGTGCCGCGTCCCGCCCGATCCGTAGTAGGTGCCGTAGGAGGAGCCCGCATTGGAGACCTGCCGGGTCGGATTGTACCGGTCAGCCAGCGTGCTGACGCCGGACAGCACCGTGCCCATGGCCTTGTACCTCGCTCCCTGCATGGCAGCCCGGCCCGTCATCCTGGCCGCCTCGGCCTGGGCCTTCCGCCCGGCCGCCCTCGAGGAGCCGCCGTACATGGCCATCTGCTCCTGCAGGGTGCCGTACTCCTCGATATCCTCCGCCAGGTTGAGGGCGGTGGGGTCGGTGGCGGAGAACCCGGATGCGGCGGCGTTGGCCTGCAGGGTGGACTGGGCCAATTCCTTCTTGCGGCGCAGCTGGTCGCGCTCGGCGCCGGCGGCGGCCAGCTCCTCCTTGCCCTGCATCTCCATCTGCTGGGCCTCGTAGTTGGCGGCGGCCTGGGCGGCTTTGCCCTGGGCCATGGCGCCCTGGTAGCCCAGGACCGTTCCGGCCACCGTGGCGATGGGCGCGATCACCTGGGCGGCGCTGGCGACAGCGGTGCCCATCGCTGCCAGCGTGACGGGGTCGTAGCAGACCTCCCCGCAGATGCCGACATCGGGCGCGAGGCCCCAGCGTGCAAGCGAGAACATGCCCATGGGTCAGCGTGTCCGGACGGATGAAGGGGGCGTGCGCGGCCTCGCCGCGCTCCAGCGCCACCAGTGCTGCGATCTGTGGTCGAGCTCGAATCCGAGGCTCTCCAGCCACGCCTGCGCTCCGGGCTCGGCGGGCGAGACCTCGGCGTGGATGTAGCGGATGCCGGCGGAGCGCATGGCCTCCAGGAAGCGGATGGCGGAGCGCATGATGGTCATCTTGTGGGGCCGCGCCTCGTCGGCGACATCGATGAAGGCGAACCAGTTGCCCCGCCGGAAGGCGATGCCGCCGATGCCGACGATCACCCCGTCCTTCTCGCCGACCCAGGCCGATGCCGTCGGCACGCCGCCTTCGGGAGCGCCCAGGCGGACGGCGAGGGCGGCGATGTCCTCCGCCGTCGCCGGACGGATGACGATGGGGCTACCGCTCATGGGTCACCACCGTGGGAATGGCCGCCAGCACGGTGGCCGGCCGCGGCGCCCGGGCCTCGATGACCAGACGCGTGTCTGGGTGCCACGTGGACGGCATCGGCACGGCAACCTTGTCCAGGGTGTCGAAGATGGCGTCGGCGTCCACCGCGGCGCCTGCGATATTGCGCGGCAGAGGATCGAGCCGCCCCGTGTCGGAGCCGAACCGGATCGCCGCGTTGTGGGTGCGGTAGAGCGACAGCGCCAGCTGCGGGGCACGCTTCTGCTGCGCCAGGGCCGTCCCCATCTCGGCGGCGTAGGCGAGCTTGCTGCTCCTCCAGCGGGCGCGGTACGGCAGCCCCACCACCGCATGGTGCACGGACTCGCCCAAGGTGATGTTGCCGGCGCCCGTATCCACCGTGTAGGTCGTCTGCACCCCGTCCACGTCGGGGGAGAGGTCCTTGCCCGCATCGGGCCAGTGCGGGTTGGCCGAGGCCGCGCCGGTGTCGTCGGCCCACACGATCACGTCCTCGCCGGCGAGATGGGAGAGCCCCGGAATGGTCGCCGTGCGCCCCGTGTCGGTGTAGGCGACCGCGCAGTCCGCCAGCCAGGAGAGCCCGGTGTCGCCCTGGCACTCCGCCTCCATCGCCCACTTCTCGAGGTAGCGCCTCGTGGTGCCGTTGATGGTGCGGCGGATGTGGTAGTAGACCGCGTCCTCCGAAAGGCCCGGGAGCACCATGGCCCGCTCCACCCACCCCGTGCGGCTCTCGGGGTCCGGGTTGCCGGTCACCCAGGTGAACCAGCAGATCACCTCCTCGTTGGGCTCGTAGGTGAGGATGGCCACCGTCCCGTCGCCCAGCACGCAGTGCAACCGGGTGTCTGGCTGGCGCTGGACGGCGACCGAGCGCACCCCAGCCTTCAGGAGGTCCGGCACCAGCAGGGTGAGGTCGAACACCTCGTAGTCGGCGATGGTGTTCTGGGCCGGGCCCACCACGTAGACCCTGACCCCAGAGCGCTGCACCATCAGCGCGCGGGTGTCCATCTTGAGCGCGCGGATGTTGGCCGAGCCCTGGGTGGAGACGGCCGCCACCGAGGAGTTGGAGGGTGTCAGCGGCTCATCGAGCGAGGAGGCGCGCGCGGTCAGCTCCGCCCCGGAGGTGCCGATGAGGAGCCGCAGGAGCGAGACCAGATAGCGGATGCGGTCGACCGGGCCCGACCCCAGGGTGCGGATGATGGGCCCGGCATCGCCCTCCACGTCCTCGTTGAAGGATTCGTAGTCGTCGGAGACGGACAGGAACAGGCTCCCGCCCTGGGCATGGCCGAGGCGGCCGCCATGCAGGGCGACGGCCGTGGGGTGCCCTCGCGCATCCGACCAGTAGCCCTCCTGCCAGTTGTCGGAGAACCCCGTGTCGGAGAAGCGCGACAGCGTCTCGGCTTCCACGCTCATGTTGGAGTTGTAGCCCGTGATGCGGGCGATGCCGGTCTTGCCGCCGCCGGCGTAGCGGATATGCACGGCTGCGGTGCCGGACGCCCACGACACGACACGTGCGCGATACCAGACCCGCAGATTGTCGTCGGGATCGTCGATGGTGGCCGTGAAGGTGCCGGTGTCGATGGCGTCCGTAACGAGGCCGGTGTCGTTTCCAGAGAAGAAGGACCTGTTGGGCACCGGCTTGAAGCCGGTGGCCTCACCGTCGATGGACCGCTCGATGGCGACCGAGCCGGAGTAGGTCCCGGACACCTCGAAGACGATGCGGCGCTCTGCATTGTTTTCCGGCGTGCCGGTATCGGAGATGCCCGTCACCTGCACCGGATCGGTGACCGCATCCGCCTGGCCCAGGCGCCCGAACCAGCGCTGCCCGGTGTGAAAGATGCGAAAGAGGGCGCCCACGTGGGTCGGCCGGAAGAACGGGATGTCGGAGGTGATGGTGATGTTGCCGCCCGCGATGGATGAGGGGCGGAGCTTGGCGGACGAGGACGGCGCCGGCAGGAACGGCCCGTCGTTGGGCTCGTAGTTGACGACCGACCAGGAGCGACCCGTCCCGCGCCGCTCGACCTTGGATGAGCGCACGCCGTCGCAGTCGATGTACACCACGTCGGCCGACTGGTCGTAGCGGATATTGTCGAGATCGTCGTGTGCCCACGGGGCGGTCAGCACAACAGGGCCGGAGTCGCCGATGGAGAGCGATGAGACGATCCTGTCGACAATCGCATCCGACTGGAACGTGATCCAGAAGTTGCCTTCCGGCGTGAAGGCGAGGCTGTGGTGGCCCGTCCCCAGCACGCTCTCGCGGATATAGTCGTCATCGCCGGCCGTCGACCCGACGCGGAGGGCAACGGGCCCGCGGCCAATGTTGATGACAAGCGAGTGCTCCGTCCCTGTATCGGAGACGATGACGCGCTTGCGCGCGACCGCTCGCGAGCCGATGGCGGACGCATTGAGGATCCGCGCGCCCCCCTGAAGCCTGACCTGCTGGGCAACGGTCGCATCGAACAGCTCGATCTCGGGCAGGAAGACCTCGCCGCTTGCATCGCCGCCACCCGTGATCGCCGTGATGTAGAGACGCCAATGCCGCCGCGGCTCTACCGTGCCGGTATCGGCGTCCAGGCGCTCGAATGTGCGGCGCTCGCTGACGGCCCAGCCCACCTGGGCGCTGCGCTCGTCCGTCAGCGCCCACTTGCCGGTATCGATTGCATAGGTGCCGGTGTCGAAGTTGCTGGCGATCAGCCGCCACGCGGACGGAACGTTGTCGAGAGCATCGGCAAAGATCGGCGCCCGGATCGAGTAGGACCTGACGGCCTTCCTGTTGCCGGTGTCCGCTCCGAAATCGACATTGATCCAGCTCGGAAGGTCGCCGCCCTTGGAGGCTCCGGTGTCGATCCACGCGGTCGTTGTGTTGTCATCGGCCGCCTGCCACGCCGCCCCGCCGAACCCGACGTTGCCCGGGTCCTGGGAGCTCGCCGTGATGGTGACGCCATTGGTCGTCGCCCCGGTCATGACAGGGATGAGATCCACGGCGGTGGTTGCGATTGCACCGCCAGTGCTCGCATTGCTCCACCCCGTGTCCGACAGAGAGACCATCGTGTCGACTGGTGGCCGCGAGAGCAATTCCAGGGCGTGCGCGGCCTCCCCGAGCCGCACCCGCATCGCGCCGCTCGTCACCTCCAGCAGCGCCACGTCCTCGGTGGCGGCGACGAACTCGATGAACTCCGCCCCGGTGTCGTTGAGGGACGACCCGAAGTACTGCGTCCCCGGCCGGATCGACATCGGCCCCAGGGTCGAGGGCAGCCAGTTCTGGAGCATCTCGGCCGAGAGCCGGGTGCGGTCGAGGTCGACGCGCGCGAGGCCCCGGGGGGAGATGATTCCCCGGTTCCAGGACAGGAGCGGGACGTTCTGGCGGGCCATCTCTTCTCTTTCAGTCTTCCCGTTCAGCGCATCGCGGCGGAGCCGCCCTCTGTACCCCAACCAGCATGCGTGCTATCTCCCGTCCCTCGTACTTCGCGGATTGACTGACGGGAGGGGGTCATGTTGGCCAAGGCCGCCGGCGCCGCGCCGGCCAATGCGTTATTCCTGTGCGCGGATCGCGCTATGTTCCCAGCCGCGGTGTTCGCCGCACACACCGCCCGCACATACGCTGGCGCCAATTCCTTCGCGATCTTCATGGCTGTCCCGGAGAATGCCGTCGAGCCTGCGTGGATCGATTGGGCCGAGGCCAATGCAGGCGTGCACGTGAAGGAGGTCGCCGGGCTCGAGCGACGGCTCGGCATGACGCGGACGGGCCTTGTCGGCATGCCTCTCTCCACCTGCCTCCGCTTCCTGTTCGACCTGGTCGTTCCGTCTGCGTGCAAGCGTTTGCTCTACCTCGACGCCGACGTGCGCGTGAGCGGCGACCTCTCGCGTCTCTTCGACCTCGACCTTGGCACCCACCTCCTTGCTGCCTGTCACGACGGACCGGTGATGACCATGGGGCGAGATGGGGACACCTGGTACGGGCGCTATATGTCCGAGGCCGGGCACGACCCGGATATCCCCTACTTCAACGCGGGCGTCATGCTGATCGACGCCGTCCGCTGGCAGCACGAAGGGGTGAGCGACAAGGTCCTCGCCAACATGCGCGACAACCTCGACCGCTACCGCCTCGCCGATCAGAGCGCGCTCAACGCCACGTTCCGCGGCGCCTTCCAGCCACTCTCTCCGGTCTGGAACTTCATGACCCAACTGTCACCAGGCGGGGAGCTGTCAGGCCTTGTCGAGCCGCGCATCATCCACTTTGCTGGCACCGAGAAGCCGTGGAAGGTCACCACCTGGAGCCAAGACGACACGGAGCCCGCGCACTACCGCACCTTCTTCCGGCAAACGCCGTGGCGGCACTTCTGCTCGCCCTGGTCTCAGTCGCCGACCTGGAAGCAGCTGCGGCGCTTCGCGAAGCGCCGCTTCAGGGAGCGCGTCCTGGGCACCCCGCCGCGACCTCGCTGGCTGCCCGGCTGCCGCGAGCCGATGCTGGCCCGCTACAGGGCGCACATTGGCACATTCGACTTCGCCGACGTGCGGCAGGGGCTGGCGCTGCGCGATGGTGGCGTGCTGCGCGCGGTCTAGCCGATCAGGCTTCCCCGGCTCCCCCTATCCCGCCACCCCCGGGCCCCCTGCCACCTGGCCTGCGTCCACCCCGACGGCGGGGGAAACTTGGGCTGGGCATCGTCCATGGCGTCCTGGTTCTTGGCGAGCCGCTTGGCCTTCTCCATGGCCTCCTCCACGTCCTTCTTGAGCGACCGGTTCTGGGTGAGCTTCATGCACACCCGGGAGGCCAGCTCCAGGGACACGTACCGGGTGAAGAGCGGCGTCCACCGGTCCATGTTCAAGCCCAGCCCCGTATCGTTGGAGGCATAGCGCACATAGATCGGCGAGTTGTCAGCCGACCAGAACCCCTGGTCGTCGTAGTAGCGGGTGAGGGGATAGGAGAAATACTCGTCCTCCGAGATGGCCACCGTGCGCACCCAGTCGGTGGGCTTGGCGAACACCTTAGGGTAGCCGAAGGCCGGGACGGTGCCGGTGTCCGCCTCGAGCTTCACCGTCTCGACGATGAAGTTCCACGACGCGGCCGAGAGGCACTCCTCCACCACCTGGTCGTGCACGCGCGCCAGCGTGCGCCCGGCCTCCACCCCCTCCCCCGTGTCGGAGAGCGGGTCGACGCCGAGCTCGTCGACGAGGGCCATGTTCCAGAGGGTGAGCTTGTCCATTGGCGCCTCGGGTGGTGGGCAGAGAAAGAGGGAAGCCGGGAGTAGGGAGCAGCGGCGCGCCTCAGGCGGCCTCGGCCTTGGCCGGGCGGCCCTTCCAGACGCCGCCGGTCTTCACGTCCACCGCCCAGGCCCGGTTGTTCTCGGCGTCCCAGGCCGGGCCGATGCAGGTCACAAGGGCCGCATCCGCGGTGCCTTCCTTGTTGCGGCGCAGGGCGGTGACGACCACCTGGCCGTAGAAGGCGTTGTCGTCGGAGTGGATGTGGAAGATGGTGCCGAGCCTATCGTGCATGACGGAGGCGGCCACGTTGGCCTGCAGCCCCGGGGCGATCAGCGCCCAGAACTCCGGCTCCAGGGCATCGGTGAAGTCCCACCCCGCGGGGAGCATGGCCTGCTGGGGATCGGAGAAGTGGCCGATGGGCTTGAGGCGGGAGGTGGGGATGCGCTTCACCTGCGCCTGGCGCAGGGTCTGGGCGCGCCTGGTGGAGAGGTTCGCCTCGGCTGCAGGCGCGGCGGGCGTGCCGGATGCCGAGGCGGGCTGGCCATTGGTCGGGCCGGCCTTGGCCGGCGGCTTGGGGGCGGCAGGGTCTGCCATGACGGGTGTGTTCCTTGGATGGTTCGTTGAGCCCAGCGAGGGCATCTACAAATGGAAAGGGCCGGCGCCTTGCGGCGACCGGCCCGTGCTCATCTTGCGACCCGATGAGCGCTTACGGAAGTTGAAAGAGCACGGCGACGCCGACACTGCTGACGCCCGCACCAGCGAGCGGGCTGACCGCCCCTACGGATGGCATTGGGGTCGAGAAGAACTGAACGTCGGGCGCGGTCCTGTCATCGATCGGAGCGAAGTTCGTTGGGGAGATCTCGTTGCTCGCCCGCACCGCAACATTCCCACCGTTGAAATTGCCCCAATAGTGAATCGAAGCAATTCGCAACCCGGCCGAAGGGAACGGCTGCCCATCGTCGTTGCCAGATAGGCCGGGCCACTCCACCTTGACGTGACGGGCCGCGAGATTGACTTCCGCAGTATAGTTGATCGTTGCCATGAGCATCTCTCCTTTGATGACTGCATCTGAAAAATGGCCCCGGCACGATTTTCGTGTGCCGGAGCCGGTCTTGTCGTGCCGCCTTCAGCGGCGCTGATCAGGCCGTATCGCTCACCGACGCGAACTGCACACCGGTGTCCTGCGCCTGCAGGGCATCGACGACGAAGCGCGCGGCATCGCCACCGTTGGCGTTGGTGAAGTAGAGAAGATCGCCGACCTTCATCCCCTTGGTCTTGCCGTCGGTGAAGAAGCCCGTCGCCACCGGCAGGTCGGTACGCACCGACCCGGTGTCCGAGTAGAACCAGATGCGCGGGCCGGCGATGGCCTGCGGCTGGAGGTTCAGCTTTTCCGTCTTGTAGGCCATGAGAAGTCTCTCCTTGATGTCTGTTCCGGGCCTCCGAGCCCGAGCCCCGTCGCACCACTCAAGGGAGAGTGGCGGTCAGAGGCTCAGGATCGGGTCACCTCAGATGTTGGAGGCGTCGTGCCGGAACTGGACGATGCCGGCCTGCTGGAGGATCTGCGCTCCCGTGAACGACGAGGCACGGCAGTAGGAGTAGTCCTGCTCGTCGTTGTAGCCGACGGCCGTGTTGAGGCCCTCGCCCGAGTCGAACGCCGAGCCGATGGAATCGCGGTGGAAGAAGTAGCACTTCTCATCCGCGGTCCCCACGCCCGACAGGTTGGGGTGGAAGATCCAGTTGAAGCCCATCCAGCGCATGGTGCGGCGGATCGGCCCCGTCAGGTACTTCATGTCGACGTAGTCGATCTTGGTGGCCTCGGGGATCATCGAGATGTACCCCTCGACCGCCGGCGTCGCGACGGCGAACATGTTCTCGATCTCCTGGGTGGGGACCTCGTTCTCACCCAGGGTCACCTTCGCCTTGGCCACCACCGACTGGGAGAACGTCGTCGGTGCACCGAGGTTGGCGGTCGCCGTATCGAGCTTGGTGATGACATCCGCGTCGATGCGGCGGTTCAGCACCTTGCGCGTGGTCGACTGCATCAGCGCGCGCTGGTCGCCCTGCGACGCGAAGATGTTGAAGCGGGTCTTGCGGGCAAGGTCATGCCACTCCGTGAGCGTCGCGACAGGCTGGCTCAGCGAGTCGTTGCGCGCCGGGATGAGACCGTTGAGGCCGCGGGTGGTGGCCTGCGCCCCGCCCGAGCCGCCCACCAGGAACGTCGCCTGGTTGCCCTTGATCACGGCCTCGGTGACCGTGGTCTGCCGCAGCCAGCTCATGCCCTCCTCGAAGGAGGCGACGAGCTGCTGCCGGAACTGCGTTTGGAATGCACTCTCTGCCATGTTGGCATCTCCTGGATAGGTTTGGGGATGCCGTCGTTCCGGTTGACCCTTTCCGATGCGCGCGCGGGTTGACCCGCCCCATGACCCTTACGAACCCGGGGGGCAGGCGCCGCAGGCGCATCCAAGAGCGCTTCACGAACGGTGTGGTGCCGGGCAAGCCCGGCGGTGTGCGACCGCGCCTCTCCGGCGCCGGCCCATCGGGGCCGGGTTGACCGGGTATCGCGTGGTCATTGGCTATCGAGCGCTTCCGCTCGATAAGGTGTCGGGCGGGTGACGCCCGAAGTGGTGTTGCGGCTTCCGATCAGATAGCCGGAACCTGTACGCCCGCCTTCTGCAGCGAGTCGATGAGCCTCAGCTCCTCCTGCTGGACCGCATCGCTGTTGTACTTCCGCGGATCGGTCTTGCGCAGCGCCCTCAGCTCCGCAAGCCGCGCCTCCGCCGACTTGGCGCTGCCCGCCCCGTCCTCGGTGACGGTGGCGAAGGGGCGGATGTCCCGCCGCCAGGCGATCAGCTGGCGCACGAAGTCCGGATCGTTGCCCAGCAGCTTGCCGTCCTGGGTCCGTGCCAGGAGCATGCGCGCGTAGAGCGAGTTGGCGTTCTTGTCGTCCGCTCCGCCCGGCGCCTCGTTGAACATGCTCTTGAGCGCGGCCATCTCCCGGCGGAAGGCCGGGCCCAATTCCTCCCGGAACGTGGCGATGATGGCCTGCTTGGCCTCATCGTCCGCATCGGCCCGGTCGGCCTCGATCTTCGCCTGGTGGGCGTAGTACCAGTCGAGAGCCGCCTTCATCGCCTGCGGGGTGGCGCCGGCCTTGTGCATGGCGCCGGCGAAGCCCTCCACCAGCGGCTTGTCGGCCTCGCCGATCACCGCCCCGTTCTCCAGGGTCAGCCCCTCCAGGTAGCCCTCGGGCTTCTCCGGCACGCCGATGGCCTTGTTGTAGGCGGCGATCTCCTCGGGGCTCGCGTCCTTGCCGGGCACCTTGACGAGGCCCCCGCCGTTCAGCTTGTTGTCCAGCTCGCGGTAGCTGCCGTAGAGCTTGCGTACATCGTCGATGCGCTCCAGGCGCTTCAGCTCGCGCTCGAAGGCCTTCTTGTCGCCGGCCGCCACGTGCTCGGCGATGGCCTTGCGCATCTCGTCGGTGAGCTTCCAGGCCGGCGGCGTGGCGGCGGCCTTGGCCGCTGCAGCCTCGTCGGCCGCCTTCGTGTCGACCTCCTCGCCGGACGCGGCGGCATCGATGGCGGTCTTGGCCTTGCCGGCGGCGCCTTTGTCGGCCTGGCCCTTGTCGCCCTCCGGCTTGTCCGTCCCAGCCGCCTTGTCGACTCCACCCTGCTCGCCGGCCTTGCCGGCGTCGACCGTCTTGTCGCCCGCCCCCTGGCCCGCTGCGCCGTTTGCCGTCGGCGCGCCCTCAGCCCCGCCGCCGCCCGTATTGGTCGCGGCTGCTGTCCTCGTCTCGTCGCCGGTCGCGGCGTTCAGGTCATCGGTTGGCATGCAGTCCTCTGCTCAGGTCCTGTTTGACTTGTGACTACGCGCTCAGCCCCACCGGCGCCTGAAGGTGCCGGCCTGCGCGTACTGCTCGTTGAAGGCGATGGCGTCGCGCTCGTTGCGGATGGAACGCACGCGCTCGATCATGGGCGCCGGGTCCGTGTAGCGGCCGAGCTGCATCATGATGTGGACATCGAACTGACACTCGCGCATGGCCGCCCGCAGCGGCTCCGGCAGCCGGTCGAAGGCCGCCATGCGCTCCCGGCGCTCACGGGCCTCGGCCTCGGCCGGGTCCTCGTCGACATAGGCGAGATGGTTGAAGCGCAGGTAGGACATGGGACACCGAGCCGGTATGTCAGATCTCGCGCGCCTTCAGCCTCTCGCCCTGCGGGCCCACCCCTTCCGCGTTGCGGGGCGTATCGGGATCGATGGCGGACACCTTCAGCACCATCAGCTTGGTGAGCTGCTGGCCGACCGAGCGCTTGCCGTCGATAAATGGGGCCATCTCCGGGTCGCCCACCATCAGCGCGATGTGGGTGGGGTTCTCGTAGGTCATGGCGGCCTTGTGGACGATCCAGTCCAGCACCCGCTTCACGTCGTAGGGCGTGGGAGCCGACGGCTCCTCGCCCGGCGGCCAGGGCCGCTCCGCACCCATGGCATAGAGGGCGAGCGCCTGGATGGAGCGCACGTCCTGGGCGTCGTAGTCCGCGAGGAGGAATCTCTCGCGCGTGGGCGCGGCCTTGCGTGCTGGTGCCTTGCGCATCGGATGCTACCGCCTCACGCCGCACGCCGCGGGCGCATCGGCGCCCTGTTGCCGGCGCGCCGGCCCTGGGTTGTAGCCATTGCCGCTGCGGGCGAGCCGGCCGCCGGCGGCGCGGCTCCGGAACCCGCTCCGGGGATGGCGCCCGGGACCAGGCCTGCGGCCATGCCCGCTCCGATGTCCGGCCCCATGCCAGCACCGACACCCGTACCGATTCCGGCACCGACCCCGGGCATCATCATCTCAGCTCCCGCCTCCCCGCCCATCCCGGCCGGCATCAGGGCCTGCGCCCCGCGCCCGATCGCCTCCATGCCCTTGCCGGCCTGCTCTCCCACCGCGCCGACGGCAGCGATCTCCTCGGCCATCCGGGCTGCCTCGGCCTTGGCGGCCTGCTCCTCGCGCACGGCCTGCACCGCCTCCTTGGGCTTCAGCCACTTCGCCTTGAAGCCGGCCGAGCGGGCGGCATCGCGGGTGGCCGTCTCCCAGTCCACCGCGTCCAGCACGGTCGGGTCGATCTGGGCGGAGGGCACGATGATGGTGTCGCGCACCTCGATGAAGGTGGCGGCCTCGTTCTGCTCGGCAAGCTCATCGAGGGGCGAGCGGAACTTGAACTTGATGTCCCGGCCCTGCAGGGTCTCGGGCATCTGCTCGAACGGGAAGACGTTCTCCTCCCGGAGCAGCTGGAATACCCCGTCGCACAGGGGATTGTTGTAGGTCTGCTGGATCGGCTTGGAGATGGGGGCGGCCGCGCGGATGTGCTCCTGGATGCGCCGGCGCACCTCCGTCGCCGTCATGGCCGAGGTGGTCTCGGGAAGCTGGATCTTGTCGAGGAAGAAGCCCGCGCGGATGTCCTGCTTGAGGGCCTCGGCGATCTCCACCCCAAACGGGAAGCCGCCCTTGTCCCGGGTGATGGGGCGCAGCACGTCGCCGATCTTGTTGTCGTACTCCGCGTCCGCCGTGGTGATGCCCCCGGGGTAGAGGGCGATGTCGGAGCGGATCATGTCCATCACCCCCACCATCGGGGGGTTGACGTGCATCTCCGCCGCCTCGCGCAGGGTGCGCATCACCACCTGCAGCGTGCGCCCGTCGGGGAGCAGCACGTCGGTCGCCATGGAGGTGGCGAACACCGAGCCCGACACCTTCTGCCACTGCGGGATGATGTAGGGGAAGTGGGTGAGCCCCACCTCCTCCAGTACGGTCTCGGACTCGATCTCCACGTAGAGCGACACGAAGGGGAACTGCTTGCCGCCCTTGGTCTTGTAGTCGTAGAGCCGTGCGGGGAGCACCACATGCCGGCAGCGGAAGGGCTTGTTGGGGTCCTTGCCCGAGGACCCCTCCCCGGTCAGCCCGCAGGCGCGCCTCACATCCTGCGAGATGGTCTTGGGGAAGTGGTGGTAGAGCTGGCGCGCCGTGGGAGCCCAGTTGCGGTGGTTGCAGTCGATCCTGCCTTCCGCGTTCTCCGACCAGATGTTGTCGACGAGGTGGTAGTTGCGGAACAGCAGGGCATCGCGGTTGACGTTGAGCCCGAACCACAGGACCCCCTGGCCGAAGGCGGCGAAGTCGTGGTTGGTCTGGCCCCGCGCCGTCACCAGGTTGGCGATGGGGTCCATCATGGCCCGGTACTGGATGTCGTCGAGGTGCTCCAGGAACGCCCGCTCGTAGTCCCCGGCGTCGAGGTCCTCATCGTCCACGTGGATGGAGAAGAACCGCTCCGGGAACAGGAACTCGTCCAGCATGTTGCCCAGTTCGCGCCGGGCCATGGACGGGTAGGACGAGAACAGGTGGTCGGCGTACTCGTCGCCCTCGTCGCGCTTCTCGGTGAAGGTGGCGCGCTTGGGATAGAAGTTGAGCGCGATCTCCTGCCACAGCGAATCCACGTTCCGCTTGCCGGAGAACATGGCGTCGCCGTTTTTGATCACGTCGCGGGCGCGTTGTTCCATGGGAGGCAGGCCCTACACGTCTGTGCTGTCGGCCGCGCGAGCGCGCACGTGCCCGAAACGACTCACGCCCCGAGCGTCTTGCCCGAGGAGCCCACCACGTCCCCGGTCGAATCGGTGAGCATGGTGGACAGCCGGCCGCGCCGGGCCAGCGCCTTCTCGCGCGTGCGCATGCCCGCCGCCTCCACCTCCGGGTCGAGCGCCGCCGGCATGCGGACGGGCTTGGGCGGCGGGGGCACGTTGACCTTGGGCTTGGAGAACAGGCCGGACATGGGGGCTCGTGTCCTTCTCGAATCGGAGAACGGTTGGAGACGCTGCCGGTCAGTGGCCGGGACGCCGCTTGGCATTGGCGTAGGCCAGGTGCACCGTGGGCGCAGGGTGCTCGGGGAAGAAGTCGGCGCGCTGCTCGCCCGGGATCACCTCGGGCAGCCACTCCACCTCGGGGAGGGGAAGGGCCCTTGGCGAGCGGTTGGGGGAGCGGGTGGCGGAGCGGGCGGCAGCGCGTTCGATGGGGCGATCAGCGCCGGCCGGCCGGCCGGAGCCCGTAGTGTCGCTTGGCATTGGCGTATCCCAGCACCACCTTGGGCGGTGCGCTGCGCGTCAGCGCGCGTTTCACGGCGGCATCGCCGGGAGCAAGGCACATCACGACAGCCTCGCCGCGGTCCGGCGAGCGGCCGATGCGCTCCTTGATCTTCTCCTTGTCCTCGATCTGGATGCCGTTGGGCTTCAGCATGAAGCGGAACGAGGCCAGGTCCGACTTCAACTCCGGGTCGGGCGGCAGAGCGATGGCCGAGCCGCCCTCCTGGGTCGGGTCGAGGGCTTCGCGGAACTTCCAGATGGTCTCCGCCCGCTTGTTGACGAACCGCAGCTGGCCATCGCGCGTCGTGGCCGTCGACGGACCCACGCCCATGTAGGTGACGACGACGATGCCGTTGTCCTTGAGCGCGATGGAGGCATCGCCGCCCCAGCCGCCGCCGAGGTCCACCACGACCGGGCAGTTGTCGCGCCGGTGCGTGACCACCGCGGCGGCCGTCAGGCGCCCCGTCTTGTCCACCTCGCGCGCCACGTCGAGCGGCGGATACCAACCCCCGTAGCGGCAGGCGATGACTCGCTTGTCTCCCCCGCCCGGCGCCACGTCCACCGCCATGGCGGTCATGGCGTACCCCTGCGGCGGCTTGTCGGTCCACCTCTGCTGGGCGGCATCGATCCAGGCGGTGGGGATCACCTGCCATTCGTCGTCCTTCAGCCCCAGCGTGAAGTCGCCGCCACGGTAGACCTTGCGCAACGCCTCCGGAAGGCTCTCCAGGCGGTCGCCGTAATCGGTCTCGGCAAGGTCCGGGTTGTCCTCCAGGCGCGAGCGGATGAAGGTGCGCGAGGTGGCCTTCACCGGCTTGCCGCGCACCTCGTGCGGGCCGGGCCCGTCGAACTCCACGTCCTCATCGGCCACCCGGATGTACCAGCGCAATTCCCCGTCCTTGGCGGGGTTGGGGTGCTTGGGATCGAGCCAGGCCGCCCAGCGCTTGACGATCCACATGCCCTCCGCCGTGGTGGGGCCGTTGGTGGCGCCGACGATGCGGCAGCGCTGGGCAGGATCGACGGAGCGGTTCCAGGTGTTGATGAAGACGTACTGGCTCTCCAGGAAGTCGGCCAATTCGTCATAGCCGATGAAGTCGCGCGCCTTGCCCTTGTAGCGCTGCTTGTCCTTTTCGAGCTCGCAGCCGCGGAACTCGATCAGCTTGTTGTCTGCACCGCGCCAGGTCGGCGGGTGGCGGGTGAAGCCCTGGTCGGAGCCCAGCACCTCCAGGAGACGGTCGCCCAGCTCCACAGCGTCCTGGTTGATGCGGCGCAGGATGCGGGCGCGCTTGTGCTCGTTGAGGGCGAGCCCGATCAGCAGGTCCGACTTGCCGCCCCCAGCCTCGCCGCCGTACAGCAATTCGTCCGCATCGCAATAGTAGGCCGCCGTCTGCGGCCCCGGGTTCGGCTTCCACTTCCCGAGCCGGGGCTGCACCAAGGGATGGCTGGCGATCGCCTTCAGCTGCTCAGGCGGGAGCGCCCCGAGAAGGCGCTCGATCGCCTTCAGGTCGGCCAGGGTTGCTGTGGACATGGGATCAAAGAGCGGCGAGTGCCGCGTAGTTCTCTCTCAGGCGCTCCAGGTCGCCGGCGCTCATCTCGTGGTCGATGAACCACTGCTCGCCCCAGGCCGGCGCCCACACATGGCGCGCCTCGCGCGTCACGGGTATCTCCGCGATTCCCATCGCCAGAGCACAAGCGACGCGGTGCGCTCCGCCGAGCAATTCCCCATCCGGGTCGATCGGCACGGCCCCTGCGGGCAGGAACCCTCTCAGCACCATGGAGGCGTAGAGGCCGCCGGCCGCCGCTACGTAGTGGTCAGTGTCCACTTTGCCGTCCATGCCGAGGCCGATGCTGGCGTTGGCGGCCTTGCGCCGTTCGATGTGCCAGCGGTAGACGCGCTCGGCGTCTGGGTCATTGCCACCAAGGAGGTGGCGAAAGAACCGGGTCTTGATCGCAAGGTCCCATCGTCTGGGTGTGACCAGCGACCTTGTAGCGATAGTCGCGGGGCAGCGACTGGTGCTGCTTGGCGGCGAACTCAATGAGCTGGGCTCGCGCCTTGTCCACTGGTCCGCTGGTGTCCACTTCAAGGACCTCTACTCCCCTCTCCCGCAGCACCTCGACGGCCACCTCGATCGCCGGCTGCATCAGCCCCACCATGTGGGCCCGATCCTCGTGCGCGGTGGCGGCCACAGTGCGGCGGACGTGATTGCGCTGCTCCACGATCTCCTGGGGGCACCGGGTCACCGCCACGCCCAGAGAGACGGGCATGAGGCGGAAGTAGTGCTTAATCTCCGCGAGGTCCTTGCCCATGTGGTTGAGGCGCCAGCCGAAGCCCAACCCGCGCTGGACGAGGCCGGTCTGGATGTAGGGCTTGGCGGGGTCACATGCGACCGTTTCCTTGGACACCGGCCCGCATGACTCCCACCCCCGAATAACGGTTGCAGGAACCACGCTCGGCATCCGCGCCACCGTCGCCATCTTCCGCACCGAGCGGTTCACCATCCGCAACGCGGCAGGGTAGGTGGGGTGCGGCTTGATGAGGTGGAAGAGGCGGGTGATCTCGTTGAGGAAGTCGTGCCAAGCGGCAGGCGGCAGGCGGTCCTCGATCGGAAGAGCGTGCGGCCCCCAGAGAGGGTCACACAGCGTGGATTTGCCGGAGCCTGGGGGGCCGGCTACGTCGAGCCAGTTCATGTGGCTTTGCCCTTGTAGCGCAAGTCGGGCAAGCCGGCTTCATTGAGGATGGCATCCAACCGCTTGGTGCGCTCCTCTGACGGAAGAGCAAAGATGGTCCCGTCCGCGCAAGCCTGGTCGACGAATCCGCTCAATTGGTCGAGTCCCCACACCCGGTCCGCGATGAGGGCGATCAGATCCTGCTCTATGATCGTCCAGCCTGCAGGTCGCTCTGCCTTCATGTCACCACTCGCTGCAGCCTTTCACGCGAGAAGCGCTTATATCGTCGCACCGCTTCTCGTGAGAAGTTGTGCTCCTGGCACCCGTCATCCCACGCCGCGACGATATCGGTCTCGTTGCCGTCCACCACCGTCATCACCGGCCCGACTCCACCGACCAGGGTGCACTCGTCCCCAACCTGCAGGGGCGGATCGTCGGGCGGCACCTGCTCGTCCCGCGCTACGTTGGCACTGGCGCGCATCAGCGGCTTGGAGAACGTCCGGTTCGGCTTGGTGGTCACCAGGTCGAGCGGCGGATCGTCGCTCATCTCACGCAGGCGCTTGCGCGCATGCAGCGCGATCACGGCGATGAACAGGAGCACCCCACCGAGCGTGACAAGACCCATCAGCAATGCAAGGCTGTGCTTGCTCATCCCAGCGTCACATCCAGCTGCTTGTCCTTGGGCAGCCCCATCGCCCCATCCGCCCAGATGATGGCCGCAAGGTCCCCCTCCTCACCCCGCATGTCGGCGATGTAGTCCGACACCTGCTCCGCCGTCACCCGGTCCCCCTTCTTGTTCCGGGCGTACCCCTCCTTGTCGATGTAGAAGGGGTGAGGGATGACGACGGGCTTGGGGGCGTCCGGCACGGGGTCGACTGCTCCGTTCAATGCCGCGCCGTTGCGCATGAACTTGCCGGGCGGGGCGGTCTGCAGCGGGTTGGGCGCCAGCATCTGGCCGGGCAGCGCGGGTGCGGCCCCATGCCCCTGGTGCGTGTCATGGCACTTGCACGCCAGCCGCTCCGCCGCATTCCCCCCGTACACGGTGCCGAAGGCCATGGCCATCATGTTGAGCCAGGCCAATTGCCTATCCACGTCCCAGGCCTTGTCGGCCGGGGGGAGCTTGGCGATCATGGCCGCGAACAAGGGATCAGCCAGGGCAGAGGCGGATTTCTTGGGGCGGGGCATCAGACCGGCCTCAATTCGATGATCCGATAGTCCTCATCCGCCACCGCCCCCTTCGGGGTATCCTTGCCCCCCGGCACATCCCGGTGGATCGCCCACCCATCGAGCGCCCCCGTGATCACGTCATAGGGGCAGGCCACCGGGTGGTTCGCCACCCGCGCCGTGAGCACGATACGCTGCCTTGCGACCCGCTGCATCTCCTTCAGCATCGCCTGCACGCCCTCGGCCCCGTGCTCCCCCATGAGCCAGCGGGTGATGCGCACGTTGACGGCCACGTCCACGCTCTTGTCGTAGAGCGAGGTGCCCCGGACATCGCCCTGGGCGAACATCCACTGGGCCACGTCCCCCACCATGGCGTTGGGGTCAGCGACCTTCTGGGCCGCCAGCGTGATCATGTCGGCGGAGGCATCGAGCCCGCGCACGACGAAGCCCTTGGCCGCGTAGAAGTCGAAGAACCGACCCGTCCCGCACGGGGCATCCAGCACCCACATGCCCAATGGGAGGTCGGCGAGGAAGGACTCGACGGCCGCCTGCTCCACTCTCCACTTGGCGCTGCCGGAGCGCTTGGCGTCGTAGCCCTTGGCCACGTCACCCACGTACTTGTGGGGGCCGCCGGCGGCTGGCTGGGTCTCGGGCTGCCGGCCCTGCTGTGCCGCGCGGATGCGCTCCTGCGCCTTGGCGAGGTCGACCGGAGGCAGGTAGGAGATGAGGGGGCGGTTCACGGGTTGGCGTTCCTCACAAGCTGCCACGCCTTCATGAGCTGGTCGTAGACATCCGGCGCTGCGGCGCGAACGGCGTCCCACGGCGACATCGGCCGGGCATCAATGCAGTCCTGCTCCTCGTCGTACCAGCAAAGGTAGATGCGGGGCGGCCTCACCAGATGGCCCGCGACCGTGCGCCTATCATCCCGCGGATCAATGAGGAGCCACGGCACGGCATAGAGGATGATCGCATCGCTCGGCACAGGAAGCGCACCGCCCAGCGTCAGCTGGCCGGCAAGCTCCGCCGCTATGGTCTTGGAGAAAGGAGGCGACGATCGCCGGACAAGCAGGCGCAGCGCATCCGGAAATGCTGCAGGCGCGATCCGAGTGATCTCCCGGTTCGGCGCCTCCGGCATGTGCTGCCGGATCACCGCCTCGATCTCCTCCACCCTGGGGGAGCGCGGGGCGCTGTTGATGAGCGCGGAGATGGCTTGTGCGAGGTCCTTCATCGGCACTCAGGCCTTCTTCGTCGCGCACCAGGGGCAGCGGTGCACGGGCGGCTGGCCGATCCCAAAGTACGCCTTGGCGCCCTCCTGATCGGCCGGCAGATAGTGCACGAGCGCCGAGTGACCCTCGTTGTCCGTGCCCCACTCGTGCGCCTTCGCCCACGCCTCACAGCAGGGCTGCTTGACGGGGCGTCCGGTCCCTTCCGGCGCCTGGGGCGCCTCCGGCTTGGTTTCGTCGCTCACCAGTAGTGCTCCTTGATCCAGGGATGCAGCGCCTGCGTCTCAGCCTGTGACGGCTCACGCGCCCCAGGGAAGCTCACGATGCAGGCGTTGTCGGGAAGCTCCGACCCGACGCCCTTCCCGCCCAGCCGCCCGGCGCCATAGACGCCGTCCCGCTCCGCGGTGAAGTGCGCCTCGTTCCACTCCAGCCGCTCGGAGAGCCAGGCCTGCTCCCGCCCGCCAAAGCGCCAGTTCATCCACTTGGGCGTCTCGGCGGGATCGAAGTCTGCCCAGAGACCGGGCCGTGCGCCGGCTGAGAAGAGCTGCACCGACGACTGATAGAACGCCCGCTGGGGGGCGGGCCAGTTGGGATTGCGCCATAGCACGATGTCCTCTGCCCGGGACACCAGCGCATCGAGGCTGCCCGTGATCACCACGTCGAGGTCGAGGGAGAGCACGCGCTCCCCGAGGTTCTGCCGGCACCAGTCCGGATTGTGCTGCATCAGGCGGATGCAGACCGTTCCGGGCACATGCTTGCGCCAGTCGAGCGGAACCGTCTCAATGTCCTCTATGGCCTCGTCGGCGACGCAGACGAAGCGATGGGGGACAGAGAGGTTGCGGCGGACCATGTTGCGGAGCACCCGCACATGGTCATGGTTGAAGGTGTAGCCGCGGCGCTGGCTGTCGCGGGCGGGATCGCGCCAGAGGTAGGTGGCGACGCACAAGGTCATTGCTCGACCGGTGAGGCTTGCAACGGCAACGGAACTTCCAGCCGCAGCGGTGGATCGCTGCCCGTCGGCACCATGATCCAACGCTGGCTGCCCATGTCGCCCTGCCAGAGCTGCTCCAGGACGCGATCGTACCTGATACCGACCACGGCCCAGCGCCAGCGCAGGTGCATCGTCGGCACGTAGTGCTCGGTCTCCTCGCTCATGCGGGCGCCGCCCAGTGCTCGAACCCGCCCTGCCGCGCTTCCTCCTGCAGGGCGACCAACTCGGCTGCAGTAACGTCCTGCAGCCACAGCTCCAGGTAGGTCCACTTCACCACCGTTAACGGTCCTACGATGATACGGCCGTCCGCCGTCTGCGGCGTGCACCAGTAGCAATCGTGGGCCGGCACGTAGCCGGCGCGCCAGTTGGCCTTGTTCGCCACCAGCTTGCCGTAGAACTCCTCGCCCATCTCCCGGACGTAGAGGGAGAGGCGGGCCTCGGCGAGGTCGCGGAGCTTGTCTCTGGCCTCCTCGATCACGCCGCCGCCCTTTCCGACTGATTCGCGCCTGCGCGAATCATATCCACCGTCCGTCGTGCGGCATCAACCGCACAGGACAGCTTTCCACCGAAGATGCGGATCACCTGCTCGTCGATCTGCTCCACCATGGTGGGCCTGGCGTCGTCGTGGTCCCGGTCGGGCAGCACCGCCCGCACCGTGAACATGGACCCCACGTGCTCCGCCTCGGCGAGCGCCGGGATGAACCGCCGCCCGTCGTCCGCCATCACCCCGAAGCGGGAGTGCTCGGCGCACTCTGCCGCTGCGATCAAGCCCCGGTTGAGCCATGGGGCGAGGTGCGGCGGCACCCTCGGGCTGAGCCCGACGTTGCGCCAGTGGATGGCGTGCTCCACATGCCCCATGACATGCAGGCCGTCCGCTGTCCGCCCCCACGGGTCGATGCAGCAGAAGGGGCCGTCCATGATGACGACGCCCAGGCCCCGCAGGCGCTCGGGCAACCGCAGGATCGGCTTCTCCACCACCTCGAACTGGAGCGGCACGGTCGGCGCGCCCAGCTCGGCCGCCACCTCGTTGGTGGAGGCGTAGGCGGCAATGACGATGCGGTCGTATTCGGCCCTGAGGTCGGCCGTGGCCGCCTCGTAACGCACCTCAACCCGTGCCTGCTCCAGGCGGTTGACCACGATGGCGCGCAGCCGGGCGAGATCGATGCGGTCCTCCGCAACGTTGAGCACACAATCGACTGCAGCCGGATCCACCAGCCAGCTCGTCTGCACCCCCATCAGGGCACGCCCGCGCAGGCCCGCCAGACGGCAGAAGGCCCCGTACCCGGCGGGTGTGACACGGCTACCCTCACGTGCGATGGCGTAATACTGCCGCCCGGCATGGCCGATGACGGCCCGCCCGTACTCGGCCACGAACGAGCGCGCGCCGGCCTGCGCCTGCCGGGCCGTCTCGAGGGAGCGCGGGTAGTGGTAGCCCTCGTGCAGGCGGCCCTGGTTGATGCCGGACGCCGCTTGCATGAGGACGCCGGCGCGCTCGTAGAGCACCACGTCATGGCGCTCGCGGGCGAGGTGGATGGCGGCGGTGCAGCCGAACAGGCCGCCGCCCACAACGGCGATGCGCACAACCAGCCTACCTTCTGAACTCGGTTATCCACGGATTGTGTGCCATCACCTCAGGCACCCACGGCTTGCGCTCGCTGGCGAAGGCCACGAGACGGGCATTGGCTGGCAAGTCTCCGTAGAACCCGACCCATGGGCGTCGCGGATGCGCAACGCGATAGATGCCGTGGCTCTCATCCCAGTAGGGGTTGTCCTTGCCGGCGTAGTCCGAAATCAGCCACTGGTCGTCCCTGGCGTGCGCAGGATCGAAGCTCTGCCAGATCACGCACATGGTCCCGGGGCTGTGCAGCATGACGGCCCCGTTGAACCAGGACAGCTTCTTGGCGTAGCCGACCTCAGGATAGGTCAGGAGCCATTTGCGCGGGTTGCGCCACAGGACGAGGCTCTCGTCGCGATCGACAATCGGCGTCAGGTCGCCGACGATCACGGTGTCCAGATCGAGCTGCAGGACGCGGTCACCCAGCACATCCCGCGCCCGTGGGTTGAAGGTGAACAGGCGCACGAAGCAAGTGCCCGGGACGTGCGTGGTCCAGTCGATAGGCACCGCCCGGATGGCGCTGTCGTCGGCGAACGCCTCCGGCCGGTCCGTCACCACCACGAACTCGTGCGGCATCGACAGATGGCGGGCGACCTGGCGCTGGAGCAGGCGGGCATCGTCGGCCCGGTAGGCCGGGAACTTGCTGTTCTCGTCCGGCGCCCACAGGTAGGTCACGACCGACAGCATCGGGCGCTCACCAGTTCGCCGCCGGCCGCTCGGCCAGCCTGGACTCCGGCGCCACCAGCACCTCGATGCCCCTGCGGCGCGCCTCCCACAGGAAATACTGTGTCCCCGGCCGCTGGTAGGCGTACTCGTTGTCGGACGACTGCAGGATGCCCCACAGCCCGATGGCCCCGATGCTCCTCGCCTCGCAGTCCACGATGGCCTTGGCCAGCATGTAGGCGATGGAGGAGGTGAACATCCACGGGCAGAACAGCCCATCGCCGACGGGCATGGGGATGGCCACGTCCTGGTAGACGCCCTCGGCCACCTTCTGCGTACCCCGCATGAGCGCGTCGGTGCCGTACATCTGCTGCTCGGGATAGGGACGGGCGCCGGGGAACAGGCCCGAGGCAAGCGCCCTCTGGTCGCGCATCCACACCTTCGGCAGCTTGGCCACGTACTGCAGGTAGCCGTAGGGCCGGGAGTGGTGCTCGAGCGGGGCGTGGACCTCGAACCAGTCGTCCACGCGGGGAAGCTCGCGGGCCTCCTTGCTGGAGCCGAACGGGGTGTTGTCCGGGGAGCAGGCCCAGATCTCCCAGGCCGGATCGGCGAAGGGCGCCTCCATGGCGGTCGCGGGGTGCGAGCCGACGATGGCGATGCCCTTGATGGCGGCCTTGGGTGAGGACGCCGCGCTGGAGGCGCCGGCAGGGGTCACGTCGATGAGGTCGTCGAGCATGCGTAAGCTGTGTCCTACTGGTGGGGTGAGGACGGGCGGCGCCGGTCCGATGGGCGCCGCCCGCCTTGGGTCACAAGGGCCGGGATCGCTGGCCCGACTATTCGCCCGTGTCTCGCAGCGCGGAGACGTTGATCCAGTCGAGGTCGATGTTGTTGGCGCCGGCCTCCGAGGCGAAGGCGGAGAGCACAGGTACCATCCCGCGGGTGGCGAGCACGGGGGACTGGATGCGGCCGATGGAGGCGCCGTTCTGGTAGAACGTCGCGACATTGCCGGCATCGTTGAGCGCCACCTCCAGCACGTCGTAGGTGTTGGCGACCGGGGCCGTGCCGGAGACGGGCGTCGCGTCCACGTCGGTGTTCACCGCCACCCCGCGCCAGACCTGGTTGGCCGGCGCCAGGGCCGCACCGCCGCCGAACAGCAGGCCCACCGCGTTGGAGGCCGGGGAGAGGATGCCGCCGCCGGTGTCGTAGACCGCCATCTGCCGCGCGCCGGTGTCGGCGAATCCGATGAACACGTTGGCGCCGGTGAGGCTGTCGATCTTGAGGCGGGCGGCGAGCCTCAGCTGGCCCTGGTTGGCCTTCCACTGCGGGAACAGGCCCGTGTTGAGCACCGCCGCACCGGCCGGCGTCTTGGCCGAGGTGGCCGACAGGGCCATGCGGAAGACGCCGTTGGTGAAGGGACGTACGCTGCCGCCCGCGCCGGTATCCGCCCCGGTGAAGGACCAGCGGTCGTCGAGGACATCGCCGAGGAACTCGTCCCAATCGGCAACATAGGCCGGCGAGCCCGGCAGGATGATGTTGCCGCCCTGGCGGCCGACGGAGCGCTCGCCGCCGGCGGCGATGGCCGCGCGGCCGACGAGGATGTCCCGCGCCGTGAGGTAGGCGCGCTGGCCGTGCAGGGAGACCTGCTTCATGAAGTGAGACATGGGGTGTCCTTTCCGATCCTCGGCTTGTTGGTGTGTGCTGGTGAGGAACGCTGTGGGCTACTGACAGTCGGGCCCCAAGCGGGGCCGACACGGGCCATTCAGAGCGTGACGCGCTTCGTCACGTTGGCGGTGGGCACGCCTGAGATGCGCGGGGTGGCGATCACCTCGGGCTTCTCGCCTGTCGGCGGCGTGGGCGGCGTGTCAAAAAACCACGTCGTGCCCCACGCACCACCCCATGTCCCGCCCCAGGTATCGGTGCCGACCGATCCGGCCGACCCACCGGAGGCGCTTTGCGTGGTGACACGCTTGGTGACCGTGGTCATCAGGTGCCCGGGTTCCAGCGGTTGTTGCCGCCGGTGTCGCCGGCCCCGATCACACGCACGTTGTTGACCTTGCGGATGTCGACCATGGCCCAGTTGCCGGTGTCGAACTGCAGCCGGCCCGTGCGCTCCTCGATCGCCGCCAGGCGCTCGTTCAGGCCGGTGTCGGAGATGGCTGTGAGCGTGCGCGAAGGCGAGGCCCAGATGCCCGTGTCGAAGGCGAAGGAGGTGAGCGTGCGGGCGCCCGCGGCCCAGACCGCGGCTGCATTCTCGGCCGCGCTCGGGTCGTTGAAGCCCGTGATGCCCGTGCCCTTGGCCAGGGCGATGTTGGTGCCGGCGGTCAAGGTGCGGCTGGCCGAGGCCCAGATGCCGGTATCGAACTGGAAGCCCGTGAGCGTGCGCGAGGCGTCCGCCACCCATACGGCACGGTTGATCTGCCCGGTGTCGAGCGCCACCGTGGCGGCAACCCCGAGACGCCCGCCGTCGAGATGGGCAGCCCCCGTGTCGCCCAGCACGGCCCTGAGGTCCACGTGCTGGCGGTAGGTGGGCACCGTGGCGAAGGCCTGCTGCAGCTGGTTGGCTGCACCCGTGTCGCCGACGAGCCGGCGCACGTCGACCTGCGGGAAGCCGATCTCGAACTGCCCCGCCCAGAACCTAACCGTCTTGCCGTCGATGGTGACGGCGTCCACGGCCACCTGATACCAGGAGCCGGACTGATAGAAGCCGGTATCGTCGGAGGTGTTGAAGACCTGGATGGAAAAGCGGTTGAGCCCGACGCGGTCGCCCATCTGCCCGGTGTCGGAGATGAGGGAGTAGCCCGAGTCCGTCGCCCGGGCCGTCGGCTGTCCGTCGCGGAAGACCTCGATGTCCGTCACGGCAAAGCCGGACACGGCCTCGCTGTCGCCGCTGTCGTTGAACGCAGCGAACGGGAAGAACAGCGTATCGCCCGGATTGGCCGCGGTGAGCCCGCCGGGGTTGCGCTTGCCGAGGTAGGGGACGGACATTACGCGGCAAGCCTCCGGTCAGGCGGGAGGATCAGGGCGGGGCGGCGCGCTGGAGTGAGGAGACCGCTGCGGTGCGCCGTCCAGCCGGCCATGGAGCGGCAAGAGCCGCGCACCAGCGACGGCCGGCGCAGATGCCGTCCCTCGAGCAGCCCGGCGCCAACCATGCGCCCGCCGCCCACCGGTGCCGGGGCGAACGCGGCGGCCAGATAGGTGCTCACGTCACCCGCCTCGGTATCGTTGAGCGCCCGGAGGTAGACGACCGCCTCATAGACCCGCCCCGCGAAGAAGCTGCCGGCCGCCGCGCGCAGCAAGGCGCCAAGCGCGAAGCGGTTGAACGTCGGCGTTCCCGACCGCACATAGTCCGGCGATCCGATGGCGGACTGCTCGGCCCCGTCGATCCACAGCGTCAGCGTGGTGCCGGTATCGACCACCCCCACAACATGGTCCGCGTTGTTGAACACCGCGGTCGTGGACAGATCGCCTGCCACGGTGGTGGCGGTGTGGAACATCACGGTGGCGCCGCGCACGAAGGCCGCCGCGCGGTTGCTTGTCGCCTGCCCCGACTGCAGCGGAGAATAGATCGGGCCGTTGTCTGCGCTGTTCCCCGCTGCGATGAGGCGGCGATCCGTGTTGGGATTGCCGCGCACGGCAACGAACGCGGAGGTGGCGCCGGCCGCGAACATGCCAAGGTCGGCGTTGCGGAAGAAGTAGTCGTCGGTCCCGTCGAGGTTGACGTAGGGGATGCCGCTGTTGGCCTGGTACGTTGGGCCGTTGCCGACGGTGAGATGAAACGCATTGCCGCTCAGGTCATTCCAGCCGGTCGGCGTGCCGCCGTCGGCAGGAGAACCCAACGAGGCGTGGTCGCGCGCCCGCACCCACAGGGCCAGGTTGGACAGGTCGGTCGGATCGTTGATGGGCATCGCGCGTCACCCCCGTCACGGGACAAAGGCCGTCAGCACCCCCGCACCCACACGTACAGCCGCCCCTGCAGCGCACCCCCGGAGGGCGTCACCCGGAGGCGCAACGCCTCCCGGTTGGCCACGAACGGCTCCGGGCTGACGGGCGTGCCGGTATCCCCGTTGAGGTCGACGTTGCCACCCACGTCGTGCGTGGGCTGGCGCGGAGCCTTCAGCCAGCCGGGAGCCAGCAACCCGCAAGCCAGCACCGGGAAGGCCGGGCCGGTGTCGATGGCATCCACCATCAGGTCCAGCGCGATGGCCCCGCCCGTGTCGCCCCCCGTGTGGTGCCAGCGCACCTGGGCGATCTCCCCGTCCACGGGGGCGCTGCGCAGCTCGAAGGTGCCGGTATCGGTGACGACCGGGAAGACGTGGCGCTGCATGGATGTGTCCTTGGGTGTTGACCGCCGCCCAGCGCAGGTCGCTCGATTGAGGGACGCTCAGTTGAGCGCCGGCATCCTCTTGCCAGCCGCCGCCAGCAGCGACTCGATCACCGGGCGCGGCACGTCGTACTCGCGGGTGACGTAGAACTCCTGCCGCTCGCCGGTTGCATCGGGGGCACCGATCCTGCGGCAGAACACCACCGCCACCTTGCGCTCCACCGGGTAGACCTGCACCAGCACCCCCGATGGGTCGAGGCCGATGGCGGAGAGGGTGGCGACGCCCGGAAGCGTGGACGTGCGCAAGGTGCCGGGCATCAAGGTGACGGGGAGGACGGCGCCGGCCTTCTGGAAGGCCTCGGCCGCGATGGCTGCGGCGTCGTCGAAGATCTGCCGGCGCTTCTTGACGGGCCGGAACTTGCCCGGCGCGTCGAACTCCACCTCCACGTTGGACATGGCGGCGAGGTGGCGGTAGTCCACCACCACGTGCATGGAGCCTGCCAGGCCCTCGATCACCTCGCCGTTGACGCGATCCAGCGGCATCTCAGTCCTCGTCCTCCGGATAGTCCTGCGGCCCGCCATCAGCCCCACTGGCCGCCCCACTGGCCGCCCCGCCCGCGCCCCGGCCGGGCTCGCCGGCCGCCTCGTCACCCTCGGCCGCTGCGGCGCCGAGGGCGGTGCCGGCGACGGAGATCGTTCTTGCGAGCTGCGCCTCGGTGAAGATGCCGGCCAGCGTGCGGGCGAGGTCGCGGATGTCGGGCGCCAGCCCTTCCTTCAGGGCCTCGGCCTCGGCCTCGCCCTTCTGGCGGTTGTCCTTCTCGAACCACCCCATGTGCTTGCCGATCGCATCGAGCGCCGGCTGCTTGGGGTGGAAGCGCACCTCGAGGTTGCCATCCTTCGTCTGCTTCAGCGACTGGATCATCGCCAGCGCGTTGTCGGGGAGGTCCTTGCGCGCCTTGATGACGAGGCTCTGCCTCTCGCCGATGATCTCCTTGGTCTCCGGATCGCGGATGACGATGGTCTCGCCCCAGTCCAGCACATCGTTGGACCGACCGAACGCGATCGCCGCCTGCTCGGCCAGCCAGCGATCGAGGCTGATCTCGTGCCTCTTGAGCTGCTTTGCCCGCAATTCATCGACGAGGAGTCGCACGGGAGTCCTGCGGAACACCTTCTTGGCTGATGCGTTGAGCGCGCTGCCCTTGAGCCGCGACTTGGGGTAGCCCTTGCGGAAGGCATCGCTCATCGATGCCCCGGCGACGTAGGCCATGACGGCCACGCGCTCCTGGGGCGTGCACTCTCTCTCTGATCGGCGAGCGGACACGTGATGCGACCTTAGCGAGCAAGTGTGCGGGGTGAGGGAAGGAACGGCGCGCTCCCCGCCGCGCAACGGTGACTGCAGGCGATGGCCCGCCGGGAGGGTCGCCGACCGCCCCGCCAGCTCCTGGGACAAGGACCCGGCGGGGTAGCCCGATGGCAAGGTGTTGACAAACGAGCCCGCCTGCCGCGGCTGGGGATAGGGTCGAACGCGCCGTCCTTCACCCCTTCCGTGCTCACTCCAGAAACACGAAAGCCACCCGACTGGGGTGGCCTTTCCTACTCTCTCAGAGTGGGCAGCGAGGGCGGTCGGGCTACATGGCTGGGCTCCTGGTTCTGGTTCCGGATTGCTTGAGGCGCCAGCCGCCGCACTCGGCCTCGGCATCCCGAGGCCCGTTTGCCGTCACACCACGTCTTGCTTTCTGGGCTGAGTGGGGCGGCACGCAAGGCGGATCGCGATTCAACACAGCAGGAGGACCTGACTAGGCCTGCGAATCATATAACCTATGCGATTCCTCCTGCGCAAGAGGTTCGATGGACGTAAGATCTCACCTCACACCGGCTCCAGGGCACCCACCGGCACCTTGACGGGGTGCAGCGCGTTGAAGAACGTGAGCAGCACCTCGGCCTTGCCGCGCCGGATCGCCACTAGCTTGGCTTCCTGACCGGCATAAAGCCCTCCACCGTCGTACCAGTCGGCGATGCGCACGGTCTCCCCGACCTTCACGCCGGCGTGGATCACGGTCTTGGCCTCCTCCGTCCCCTTGGCAGCAATGGCGCGCAGCTGGGCCATGTGCTCTGGGGTGAGCGCATAGGGCTCGCCGCGCACCTTCAAGCCGAGCAGGGCGAGCGGCCCCGTCACCTCCGGAAACCGCAGCAGGCGATGGTAGTCGTCCCAGGATTCGAAGCCGACGTAGACGTAGCCCGGGATCATCGCCCGCTTCTCCTCCACGGTGCGGGTCGGCTTCCCTGGCCGCGGCCGGCGCACCATGCGGATGTCCGTCGGGGGATAGATGGTGGGCAGCCCGATCGGCTTGCCATCCTTGTCGTAGCCCCGGATGGGGAGCCCGTAGGGCTTGCCCTCCTTGCTCACCCCGCCCCTAATGAGATGGTCGACCTGCCACACCTTCTTGGTGGGGGAGATGCGCAAGGGGTAGTAGTCGATGCGCTCCCGCTCCGGGTCGTGTTGCATGGGACATCCTCAGCTCTTCTCAGGTGGCAGTTTCCACTGCTCCCGCTTCACCGGCTCGCGCTTGCCCGTCGCTGGGCTGAGCCACGTTGCGCCGACCTTCCCGGCGGCAAGCCAGGCCTTTATCAGCTCCACCGCCTCGTCCTCGGTGCAGCCCTCCCGGTGCATGACGAAGCGGATGGCGTCCTCTATGGATATGTCGCTCATCGGCTCGTCTCCTAGACAGTGGGTTTCGGCGGAAGCAGCATCCAATGTGTGTACTTCCGATTGATGATGGTGCCCCGGTACGGAACCTCCATCAGGCAGCCTGGGTCATCAAGACCCCTGATCGAGAACCATTGCAAGATCACGGGCGCCTCCAGGCGCACACCTTTTCGCACCGGCACCTCGCCGTCCATGTACTCGTCGTCGAACTCGTCCACAGTATCCACTGCCCACCCAAGGAACATCGTGCCATCCTTCGGGCAGGTGCCTATCGGCTGCCACTCGCTCATGGGTCGCTCCTCTCAATCCTTCGCTTTCGCTCTGGCATCATCCACCGCCTGCTCCGCCACAGACTTGGCGATGCAGATCGCCTCATGCGCATCAACGATGCGGTTCTTGGCGTTTTTCAGCTCCGAGAGGTAGACCCCAGGGTGCTCGTGAGCGTTGCGGGCGAGCGCCCGACCAAGCTCAGCGATAGCCGCAGCAAGCTGGTTGACACACGTGGCGGCATGGTCGCGGCTGCTCTGCATCGGCTCCCCTCATTCTTCCGCAATGCAGTCTGCGCCAGCCGCCAAGTCCTCAGAGACAACATCGGCTGGTGACAGGCCGTCGTCGTAAGCCTCACGCCATGTCTCGTCACCAACCTCTTCCACGTACATGGTGGCGTCGTCGAGCGTGTAGCCGGCTTGCCGCCTGTACTCAGCGACCACGGCTTGCTTCCAGTCTGTGAACGTCATGGCCGCGCCCCCGATTACGTTCCAACCCGCACACGCGGGTTCTCAGCGCCGGCCAGGATACAGTTGCTCTTGTGCACCAAGTCCTCCGCGCACCCGGCGTATTCGTCGCGCGCCTCGCACAGGTCACACTCATAGGCGCGGTCGCCATCGTCATCCGCCCGCGACCAGACGACATGCGTGATCAACTCTCGCTGCACGGCGTAGAGCTTCTTTTTCATTGCCATGATCTTCCGCGCCATGGCTGCAGCATCGACAGTCACCGTCCCGCAGCCGTCGCTAGCGCCTACCGGCCTCGTGTAGCTTGGTGGTTCCATGCCGCTCCCTCACTTCGTCTCGGGTTTCGGCAAAGGCCTCTTCAGGCAGTCGTCCCCGCCGCAGTACCAGTACCAGAGTTGCGGATGGGCATGATCGCCCGGCCGCTCGCCGCGCCACTTGGCCTTGTCGCCACAGCGCTGGCACTTGCCGTCCTCTGACATCGGCTCCTCAATGTGGCTTCGTAAACTGCATGGCGAACGCGCCGACTTCCTTGTCGCTGACTTCGCCGAACGTTTCGAGCGCCCATTGTACGCCGGCCCGACGCTCCTCCTGCGTGAGGGCGTCCCGCAGTTGATGACGTGCCTCTTTCACGAACAGCGAGTCGCTTCTGAGATCGCGCCAGAGGCATCCGTAAGCCTTCTGGGCTGCTGTAGGTTCCGACATCTGTTGCTCCTCAATGTTCACCGCGTTGCGGGTTGCGGGTCCTAAGATCACGGGTGCCGTAGACCTGAACGGCCAACAGTTCGTTCGTCTCCATGTCGTAGCCGAGCGACACGTGGCGCGAATGCCAAACCCAGACGGTCGGGCAGTCTCGCAGCACCATGGTTGTGTGCCTCGGGTATTCCTCCTGGTAGGTGACGGACGGCTTGGACTCGACAGCCATGCAGCACTCTGGGAAGTCCATCGGGCATCCTTCGCACATGGGTATCGGCATCGTTCTCTCCCGTTGCCCTCGTTTCTGGATTGCGAGGGCAACCGCTCCTCTCAATCCTTTGGCTTCGGCTTCGGGCGCGCGCCCGTCACTCCCCCGCCATCGCCTTCCCGCGCCGCACCTCCTCCACAGCCCGTGCGATCTCCGGCGCCAGCTGCTTCACGTGGAACCCTCGTGCGGGGTGGGCGGCCGCCCGCGTGAACACCGGCTTCACCGCCTCTCCCAGCGCCGAGACCTGACGGGCCTGCAGCGCAGACCGCTGCGCCTCGGCCTCCGCCTCCTCGGCCAGCATGTCGGCGCACACCTTCGCGAAGTGCACCCGCGCCCGCCCCTGGTGCTCCTTCACGGACCGCCGCATGGCGGCCTCAAGGAACGCCCTGAGACCTTCCTCGGACCATACCCTGATCTTCAACGCCTTCGCGGCAGGGAGCACGTAGCGCTGCTCGAAGTAGTCGGGCGGCGTCCTGCGGTCGCGCCGCTCCTCCTCGAACAGCCACCCCGCATCGAAGTACCCGTGGGGCAGCTCGGTACGGTTGGGGGCCGCTGCGATGGCTCCCTTGAGCATGGTGCGCACCAGCCCCTCCAGCAGCCAGGCATCGTCCGACTGGTCGAGGCTGCGCGTCCAGATGCGCCGCTGCAGCGCCCAGCCCACGTAGGGGTCCCGGGGGAGGCGCGCCGTGATCCTGTCCCGCTGCCAGCCGGTGAGCCCGATAAGGACCGGCCACACGCCCTTGGGCCCGCCGTAGTCGGGCCGGTCGCCTCCGGTGGCATGGTCATACCAGCGCAGGGGATTGCCGCCGATCCAATCCTCCTCCTTCGCCACCATGGTCGCCCACGCGACCCTGACCTTGCCGATACTGTCGGGGCCGTAGTCGTCCCTGACACGGCGGAAGGACAGCTTGCCCACCGATACGGGCTGGACGGCGCTGGCAATCCACAGGGCCTGCGGTGCGAACAGCTCGAAGGCGGCCTTGAGGCCGCCCGC